AAATGAAAACACCAATGCAAGAAATGATTGAGTTTATGAAAGAAAAACTCAAAGAAGATACTTTGCACTATAATACACACCCTTCTAACGGTGGCTTGATAGCTATTAGAATGTCTCAATTTTATTTAGAAATAGCAGAATCAATGCTTGAGAAAGAAAAAGAAGTTATGTGTGAGTTTCAATCAATAGGTCAAAACAGAGATTTTTGGGTAAACTATTACGATAACGAACAGTGTTTTGACCAAACCTTTAACACCAAAAAGAAATGAAAAAAGAACCTTACAGAATAACAATAGAACAGTATGAGTATAAGTACTCGGTGGAAGTAGACCATTCAGATATAGACTTTACAGAGTATGTAGAACTGTTAAGAAAAATAACCTTAGCAGCATCTTGGAATACAGACCAAGTAGAGGAATTTTTTGATGAGTAAACTAACACTATTATGTGTGTGAAAACTAACAATATGACAGAGGACTTACTAATAGAACTAGGATTCGTTAAGAATGACTATGATTTCTATTACAACTACACCAAAGGAGACATACTATCTTGTGATAGTGATAAGACAAGGAATGGTAAATGGTATGTGATGTATAACTTCCCTAACTCACAAGGAGTAATATCAAACCCTGAAATACTTAAACAATTAATAATTAAATTAAACAATTAAAACACAGAAATTATGACAACAAAATGGCATTTAGGCGAAACTAAAAACTATGACAGATTTAAGTTTGTAGAAAGTAACAGAGACATTAACGACAACAATGTGAACAAGATAGAGCAATCTATTCTAGAGATAGGTATTCAAGTTCCCATAGTGGTAAATGACAACTATGAAATCATAGAGGGTCAGCACAGATTTGTAGCACTCAGAAGAAACAAACTAGTAGTACCTTATATTATTTCTACATCAGCATCTGAGAAATACATAGCAAGACTACAAGAGAGCAAGAAGTGGAACGCAATAGATTTTTGTAGAAGTTTAGCTACTAAAGGTAATATAGATTGTCAAATAGCATTAGAGTTAGCTGACGAGTGGAATAAACATTCTAAAGGTAAAATGAAATTAGCTAGAACTATAGAATTACTTATGGATGGTAAAGGTCATACAGGATTACTTACCAAGTTAAAAAACAATGACTACAAAGTAAATATAGAATGTGGGAAGACAGTTTATGATGCAGTAGATTTGATGAGCAATCTAGATATGGGTACGACTCCTTATGGTCAAAAGATTATTAGAACTCTAAAAAGAATGTATCACGAGTTCAATGGATTAGATATGGATGCAATAGAGCATATGACTTCTACAAATTACTTAAAGGCTTATTCAGCAGAAGGAGAGCAGTTTGAATATATGGCAGCTAAATATAATAAATCACTAAAAGCAATAGCGTAATGAGCAAGATTAGACTGTTAGACGGAAAAGAATGGGACAAACAAGAACTACTGGACAATATGATGTCAGATGAGTTCTACTATGGTTATTTAAGCAAAGCTGCACTCAGTAGTTCAAGTGCTAAGATGCTAATAGGAAGTCCAAAGACATACACTTATGTAACTAAGTATGGTTCTCCTGAATCACAAGCACTAAGAGACGGATGGTTATTTCACACGGCTATCTTAGAACCTGAGGTATTTGACTCACAAGTGTTTGTAGATGTAGAATCTAAGAACTCTAAGGCTTACAAGTTAGCCAAAGAGAAACACGGCAAAGTATTTACCAAGAAAGAGAAAAGAGATGCTGAGAGATTAGCTGATGCCTTTTATAAGAATGAGACTGCTAAGTCATATATTACTAACTGTGAGTTTGAAGTTCCTGCAATAGGCGAGGTAATGGGATTCCCTTTTAGAGGTAAAGCAGATATACTAGGAAAGGATAGGATTGTAGACCTTAAAACCTGTACAGACATACGAGCATTTAAATACTCTGCTCAGAAGTATTCATATGATATGCAATGCTACCTATACTGTCAGCTATTTGATAAGACATACGACCAGTTTACATTTATAGCATTAGACAAAGCAAGTCTAGACATAGGTATATACCATTGCTCAGAGGAGTTCTATTTAAGTGGAGAACAGAAAGTAAGAAACGCTATAGAAACCTATAAGACATTCTTTATAGATGGTGTAGACATTGATGGATATTATTTAGAAGGAATACTATAAAAATGAATGATAAAGTAGATATAGGAGAAATAGTATACTGCGATTTAATAGTAAGACATAATGATAAAGACATTAAACTTAAAAAAGTGGTATATAAAAATGATGGTAATAAGTTTTTTTATAATAGAAGAAATTTAGAAATACTTAAAATAAAAGAACCTGTTTTGATTAAAGAAATAAAAATTATATCTAGATTAGGATATGAAAATAAAGCAACAGGATATACAGAGGTAAAGAGAAGTGAAGAAAAACGCAATAATATAACAGGTGCATATGAATAATTTAGAGATAAATAAAATATATAATGAATCAAACTTAGATACTATGTCTAAGATGTCAGATGATTTTGTAGATATAATTATAACTTCCCCACCTTATAATATAGGAAAATCTAGAATTAACGGAGGGTTTAATAAAAAAAATTATGATAAATATGATGATGATTTAAGTTTAGAAGATTATTTTAATCAGACTAAAATATGGATAGATGAAATGTTAAGAGTAACTAAATACCATATATTTTATAATATTCAGGAAGTTAGTGGTAATAGAGGTATAATATCTTATATAATGAATCAGTATAAAGATAATATCAAAGAAGTTTTTATATGGGCAAAACAAAACCCACCATCAAGTATAGTAGAGACTATGTGTAGTTCAGGATATGAATATATATTTTGCATATCTAAAGACAATCCTAAAAGTAGAAAGTTTAATTACTGTAATTTTAATAATAGAAATGGAGATTATATGAAAAATATAATTATAAAACCTGTAAATTCTGGAAAAGAAAATGCAGGACATTCTTTTGCTTTTGGAGATTGGTTACCTAATCATTTTATAAATTATTTTAGTAAAGAAAATGATATAGTATATGACCCTTTTATGGGTACAGGCACAACGGCTAAATCTGCTATTATTTATAAAAGGAATTGGATAGGTAGTGAAATATCAAAAGATTATATTGAAATATCAGAAAAAAGATTAAAGCCATATAAGACACAACTAACAATGTTTTAAACTAAGATAAGATGAAGAAAACAACAGATGCACTAGAGATAGCTAGAGAACTAGAGGAACTATCAGGACTAAGTCCATTTAGACACACAAGACAAAGAGCGTACATAGATGTAAGAGCAACTCTAACATTTTTGTTATACAACAATCTAAACTTCACTCTAGCGGAGTTATCAAGATTCTATAAATCAAATGGAAAGCCTTATGACCACGCTACTGCCTTACACGCTCTAAAGAACTTTGAGACATATAGGAGATACAATGAGGATATAGATAATTGGTTAGCAGCATTCAAATACCTAGACAAAGATATTAGACACCAAAAGTCTATGATAAGACAAAACCTAAACTACCTAAGTCCTAATAACATCAAGAGGATAAATAAGATAGTTACAATGATGTATGAAAGAGACAAACAACTAGAAGAGGTTTAATTATGAGAAAATCAATGCCTAAAATAGAGATAATATGGAACTACTGGAAAGGCATATGGTCTGATGATGGAGATATATGTTGCTTTGCTTGTGAAAAAACTAATAACCTAGAAAGATGCCATATAATACCACACGCAGCAGGAGGAGATGAATCATTAGATAATTTACATATATTGTGTAACTCTTGTCATAAACAAACAGAAGGAATGGGACACTATAACCCTGTATTGTATAATATATTTTTAAAGAATAAAGAAACTTGGACAATTGAAATATCTAAAATGATAATAAAAGAGTTTAATTAACAATTCGTTATATAATAAAACCTAACAAAACTAACAAAATGAAAGACAAAGAGGTATTCATAAAATCATATAAAGTATCTAGAACAATATCAGAGGCTTGTGAATCTGCTAACATATCAAGATACACTTTCTATGAATGGAAAAAGAATGATGAGGAGTTTGCACAAAGGATAGTAGAGATAGATGAGGCTAGGATAGATTATGTAGAAGGTAAGCTATTTGAGAACATAGATGCAAACAAGACAAATGAGATACTATTCTATTTAAAAACCAAAGGCAAGAACAGAGGGTATGTAGAGAGACAAGAGCATCAGATAGATGGAGGATTCCCTACTAAAATAGAAATTGAGATTATAGATGAAAATAAAGACCAATAAGGTTTATAGGAGTTTAGTAAACAACGAGCATAAGATAATAGCACATCAGGGTGGGACTAGGTCAGGTAAGACTTATAACATCCTTTTGTGGATTATATTTGACTACTGTGCAAGAAACGAGGGAAAGACAATAACAATCTGTAGAAAGACATTCCCATCTCTTAGGGCTACAGTAATGAGAGACTTCCTAGATATTCTTAAATCTTATAACATCTACTCAGAAGCTGACCACAATAAGTCTAACTCTGAATACAACCTAAAGAACAACCTAGTAGAGTTTATTAGCTTAGATGTACCCCAAAAGGTAAGAGGTCGCAAAAGACAATTACTATACATCAATGAAGCTAATGAGATAATAAAAGAGGATTGGAATCAGCTTATCTTTAGAACAGAGGAACAAGTCATACTGGATTACAACCCATCAGATGAGTATCACTTTATCTATGATGATGTACTCACTAGAAAGGACTGTGATTTTTACATCACTACTTACAAAGACAATCCATTCTTAGACCCTAAGATTAAGACAGAGATTGAGAGGCTAAAAGAAACAGATGAAACCTACTGGCAAATATATGGTCTAGGACAAAAGGGAATATCTAAAGCTACTATATTTAATTTCTCAGAGGGTAAGATACCTGAATCTGCTCAGTTCTTATCTTATGGAATGGACTTTGGATATACTAATGACCCAACAACCTTAGTTGAGGTCTATAGAGACCAAGACACGCTCTATGCTAAAGAATTACTCTACAGAACCCATATGACTACCCAAGATATAAATAAGTTCCTTAGAGAGGCTAATATCAATGGAGTAATATATTGTGATAGTGCAGAGCCTAGATTGATAGATGAACTCAGGAGAATGGGTAACCAAGTCAGAGCAACCATAAAAGGCAGGGACTCTATCCAAGCAGGAATTGATGTACTAAAGAGATACAAGCTAAAAATAGAAGGAGACCATTTTATCCAAGAGATGAGAAACTATAAGTGGGTAGAGGATAAGACTGGGAAGCTAACCAACATACCAATAGACAAAAACAACCACCTAATAGACGCATTTAGATATGCAACGTATAATGTATTAAGCAAACCAAACTATGGAAAATATGCTATCAGATAAAAG